GTGGTTGGTCAGGATCTACAACGTCCCTACCTACAAGAAAACCAGTCTTGACGCCGTTTTTAAATTCAGGCACGAGGTCAGACAACGGGTAACGAAACCCAGTTTTGTCGCAAAAACCAAAAGCATATCTACCTTTTGCATATGACATTAGCCACCTAACATAAACGTATCGTATGGCACAAACTTAATTGATGCCGTTTCTTCATCTTCTCCAGCAGCCAGTTCAAATTGAAACTCGTATTCTTGCTTCAATGCAGTTACACGATTTGCTACCTCTGGACGTTTCATAGCTATATAATACGCTAAACCTGCAGCCAAACAAGGAACGAACCTTGGAGGTACAAAATTAGTGGCAGTCCCAACCCCAGATGCTAACCCGTCTATACCTTTTAATCTATAATAAAAAATAGTGTAGGTAGTTGTGCTGTCAGGCACAGGCCATAACGTTACTTTCGTTTCCGTTGAGAGCCTTTGGACGAAGATTTGGGTCGGCCTACCTTCCGTTTGCTTGTTGGTTTGCTGGGCGTAGGTTGCGACACTGATCCTTTCGAGGGCCGTGTCGATTTGATTTGTACCTGTTCCGGTTCGGATTTGATGTTCGAGGATGTCGATGGTGTCCGAAGGAAGGGTATAAGTCTCCGTACCTGCTGTAACAGAGATCGTACCCTCCTCGATAGTGAAGAGATTAAGACCACGATTTTGCCACTCCAATGTTAAAAGGTTAAGGCTACGTCTCGCTGTTCGCAAGTCATAACCACTTCGCATTTGAAGACCTGCTCTTTCATAAGCTTCTTCAAATATTTCAGAAAGTTCAGGTGTTACTACAGCCATTATGTCACTACGCTTCTAAATCGTTTGGTTTTCTTTGCAATTTTTTTAGGTTGAGCCACATGCTGCTTGCCTGCAGCCTTGCCTTTTCGTTTAGCTCGTGTTGTGGCTGCGTACTCAGAAGGGCTAAGAGACTTAATAGCCGCACTAGGTAAATACCGCTCACCAGTTTTACCGCTAGGTTTCCCACTTTTGGTACGCCATTTTTGCTTCGTCCAAGACTTTAAGCTCTTCTGAGATTTCTTTAAGGCCATTACTTCTTCTTAGCTTTACCACCACGTTTCATAGCCATAGGCTTTTTAGCCATACCGCCACGCATCATTTTTTTAGCTGCACCGCCGCGTTTCATCGCTAGAGGCTTCTTCATAGCACGAGGTTTCATAGCCATTTTCTAATCTCCTTTTTCGATTAACAACTAATTCTTCGTATTCGTCCTTTGGATATACATCATAATACCCTAAACATTGTAACTTGTCACTTGCGTAAACAACTTGTGCAAGATCTTGAATAAAAACCATACAATAAGGTCTATCTATGGAACTTTCCCAGTCATTATCCATAAGAAAATCTAACTCCGCATCTTCTGCGCCGTAATCGGGGTGAAATTCCATACAATGTAGATTATCAAATAATACATTTAAATTTTGTACGTATCTGTGAAACTTGGATAGTTTTGGGGCATTATAAGATGCGATTACGACGAGTTCTTTTCCTGTTACAGTGAACTCGGCACAATGTTTTAAACTGTCTGCGTATATATTGTCTGTTTCAACAACCAATACTTTATCTTTTTCCCAAGCATTTTTGGCATATGGACAAGGAGAAAGACCTTTAAGGCTCTCGTTAGGTACTTCTAGAACCTCACGCGACCAGCTTCGCAGATCTTTTTCTATGTCTTTGGGCATTAATTTTTATAACCTCCACCAGCTTTTTTATAAGCCTTGGCAAGCATTTGCGCTTTCCTAGCTGACCATTGACCGGGATTTCCGCCCTTCGATCCAGCCTTTATTCTATTAAATAGCCGTTTACGCATACCCGGTTTTGTGTAATTACCCGCTTCATTAACACGACTTTTAGACTTTTTCTTAGTCTTACCACCTTTACCCATACGGATAATTTCAAGATCTTTAGCATCATCGCCTGTAGAAACTCTATTACCCATGAGTTGACTACCCATTTGAGAACGAGAAATAGCCATCACAAAAACCTTTCTGCTAACGCTGCTGCAACGATTAAAGCAGCTATACCCCATAATCGCATATCCAACCGCTCTAGTTGTTTTTCTATACGTTCAAAACGTCGATTTGACTCCTGTTCATGTTTTTCCATAAGCACCAATACGTCCTCCACCTTCATCAGCACTTCCACCTTTTTCGAGCTTGTCGTAAGCGTGAGTTAGGATTTTTGGCTGCTTTAGGGAATTTTTTCATCTGACCAGCAGATCTAGCACAAAATGATTTTCTTCTTTTTGCGGCTTTACTTCCCTTTTTAACTTTCCCAGTAACGGCGGTTTTAAGCTTAGAACCGGGATTATCTCTACGATATTTAGCCACACCTTTAGCCGTCATACCCGCACCTGATTTAGTAGGGCGCTTATGACCACCTTTTATGGTGTGGCCTTTCATCGTTCCTTTTCGCTTTTTCTCTGCCATAACTTTACGACAAAAATACAGTCACGCCTTCACATGCTGTTAAGTCAAGATAGACATCTGTAGAGAACAAAATGCCATTATCAGGAAGGTTAACAGAATGCACAGTGGACGTGGTTAGCGTCATGGTCAAGCGAGTTGTCCCGCTTGCACCACCGTCTTTAAGTGTAATAGCTGGACTACCACTTGAAGAAGTATGCACTTGTATCTGACGAACTCTCGCTCTTGAAGCATATACAGTTGCATCCGCAGTTTTGGTAACAGCAAAAATATCTGACTGAGACATCAACTATCCTCTTCTTTTTCCACGATCTCTGTTGTCCACGCCTCGTTTTGCGGAGTAGACGGATCGTCTGCTTTCAGCTTGCCGTCTTTATCTCTAGCGCGAACCTTTTTACGTGGTTTCATTTTAAGTTTGCCCATGTGTCACCTATGAAACGGCTGCGCTAAATGGAGTTGCTTCTGTTCCAGTAGCTGCTTGGTTAATTAAAACACGAAACTTGTTTGAAGCAACGTCTTGGATTTCAATGTGACCGCCAAGAATACCGCCAGTTGTAGTTCCATCTAATGTAATGGTGTCACTGTCTGCTGCTGTTTCAAAGATAGAAGCTGTAGCACCCCCATCATTTGCAACCACTGCAACACCTGACATTGTGTCATTGCCATTAGCTACTTGAATGACATAGTTGTTTGAAGTGATTGTAGTTTGGACAAAGAAACGATATGTATTGCCAGTTCCAGACGCTGCTGGAAGTGTTAAGGTTGCGCCTGACGCTACATTAAGGTTTATTGTACGTCCTGCATGAGATGCAGATGTTAGCGTTGTGTTTGCTGTAATAGAAACCAAAGAATCTGAACCGCTGACGAAACCAGCAGTAGATGTCACTGGGCCTGAAAATGTAGTTGATGCCATAATAAATACCCTTTGCACAAGGTTTTGCCTAGCAGTCTGTGCAACGTCAGGTCGGGGGGTGTCCTGTCTGCAAGGCTAATGTTGCCCCTACAAACAGCATAACATAGTTTTTTGAAAAAGAAAGGGGCAACTTACGCTGCCCCAGTTACAGGGAGGACTACTATATGAAAAAAGTAGTAACTCCTCTATAGCATAATTTAGGCTCCGGGGGAACCATAAATTCCTAATGGGTCGGAGACACCAAAAGAATAACGCTCTCTCGCTTTGTAGCGAACGTTACCTGTATCGAAATCACCGTCCATGCCTGTCTGCATAGCAGTACGCACAAAGTGCTTCATGCCATTAGGTACGTCTGTAGTAATGAAGAACGCATCGGTATCTGTTAGATAATGGTTGATGGTATAGCCCTCTGGGATAGACCCGTTTGAGCGAATAGCATTAATATCATTATCTGCTGTACCTACGCGAAGTTCAGTCTGTAATAGACGTGTAGCAACAAACATAAGTGCTGGCGGAATAATTAACTTACGTGGACGAGCAGCGATCAACAAACCACGTTCGTCAGTGAACGCAGCGATATCAATCACAGCTTGCTCAAGTGAAGTTTCATTCAAGTCAGCATTTGTTGATGGTTTGTTTGAGTTTGTACCACCCTCAACTGTTGGGTGATCCGTAGCAAACAAGAATGATCCATCTCCAGCCTTGAAGGTATCAAAGCCAGTGTTCAACAATGAAGCTGCTTTCGTCTGCTTTGTGTACGCCATACCACGAGCAAGTGCTTTGGTGTAACGTGCTGAAAGAGAGTCATATAAGTTATCTTCCATCGCTTCTTCAGTGATAGAGAAACCCATAGCAACAGTTTCATGGTTGTATCTAGCGGTGAAATGCTCTTGTGCATTATCGTAAGAAATGGATTGACCCTCTGCTTTTACAGGAGCTGCTCCAAAACCGCTCAATTTGACTTCCTCCTCAAAGCTACGCTCTGAAGTTTCTGTCTCGTAGATCTCATCATGCTCGTTCTCGTACCTTCCGTACTCAAGACCGAACAATGCATTTAGACCGGGAAGTAGCTCTTTAAGGAGCTGGGCGCGTGAAATAGCCATAATCTAATCTCCTTATAAGCCAACGTTGTTCGTCATCTGGTGACCGCCCGGATTGAACTTTACAAGTACATCTGGATACGCATCACTAGCGTCAGAAACATGAGCAACGATGCGAAATGCAGCCGCTGCGGTTTGAACAGTCGCGTCTAATGCAGAAGTTGAGTTACCTGTTCCTGTATCACCAGTTGAGGTAGACTGCGCCGCTGCAAAACCTGTGTTCGTGCCAATGATTGTTTGCGCTCCTGAACCATCAAGCTGTGCTTGAAATAGTACGTTTGGATCGTCAATTACATAGGCTTTGATCGCAGTACTATCACTGTTTGTACCAGATGGATAATACTGTGACTGAACACGTTGACCTGAAGAGTTTACATATTCACAACCAACGAAAACGCCAATAGCGCCTACGCCTGTTGTACCGGAAATCGCGTTAGAGGTCAGGTCCATACCTGTGCCTGTAGCTAGCGCGATATACCCATCGGCCCCGATGATAACTGCTTGCCCATAGAATAGGTTTGTAGCTTCACCTGCAGGATCAATGAGATACTGGGTCGTTGCCCCAGCGTATGGCATTCCATCCGCACGACGTACGGGACGGAGACCATAAGGAGCTGCTGTTGTAGCCATAGCTCTAGTTCCTTACATTTTAAGTTTCTACCAAGCAAGCTCCCCGTAAAGGTTACTTGCCTACGAAGTCCTCGTACTCCTCTCTGGATTTAGAACAGGCATACGAGGGTCTGATTGTTTCAGATAGGAGTTATCCACAGCTTCCATTTGGTGTTTAGCCTGTTGGAGTTGTGCATCCTTCCTAGCTTTAACGTTTTCGGCAGAATTCTGGCAAAGCCGTAATCCACCGACCTCAATATTGTCTTTAAATCGAGAATCGATATCAGACACAACTTGAAGGTTTGGATGATCTTCTTTTCGAACAGGTGTCCAACCTTCGCGGAATCTAGAAGAAACATTCGTGT